TAAAATTACATAATCTATTCAATCAACCGCAGCCGCAGCAGTTGATAATGTTGGTGCTGTTCCTCCTACAAATTTAAATGCTGCGTTAAATGAAGCCGTACGAGATCCTGAACCGTCTTGCGTTATGAACAGACTCCCCGCCTGACCTACAACTTGGTTTGAAGGTGCGGCAAATGTTCTGTTCCCTGCAAGCGTTACTGAATGATGACAGGCTGTAGCCATGTCTATTGTTATTGTTGACCCATCAGTAAGGGCTGTAATATTAGCTGCGGCTCCTCCTGTTAATGATATTCCTCCCGAAGCTGTTTCTATCTTTTTCACATTATCGTGATATAATTCTACGGCTCCATTAGCAATACATTTTAAATAATCTTCGCCAGTATATTTATGTAGCTCTATATTATTACCTCTAACTAATAAATTACCTGTACCAGAATCATCTATATAAGAATTTGATCCGTCATGGTAGATAGATAAATCCGATTCTCCTCCAAAATTAGCTTTTTTATCATCTGCAAAAATTATTCCTGTTGATGAAGTACTTACTTGTAAAACGCCATTATAAAACAATTTTACTTGTGCATCTGGAATACATTGAATAGAATTTTCAGTTGAACTTGTTTGAATATTAATTTGTCCATTAGTACTGACAATGTGATTATCTGTGCCATCGTGATAAATTTCTAAATCTCCGCCAGTTCCAAATTCAGCTTTTGCATTATCAGCAAATTCAAGTTGATTATCTGATTTATCAAAAACAATATTTGCACTTGCTCCTGTTAAAGTTACATCTTCACTAAATATTGTTGCCGCAGCAAAAGTATTACTGGCAGATAAAGAAGCATGACCAAAGTTTGTAAGGCTTACATCACCTAACGTAATCGCTGCGTTATTAGCTGCATTTTGTATTTTTAAAGTATTACCATCAACAAAATAAGAATACGCACCAACACCGATAGAAGGTGTGCCAGATCCTTGATTTAATGTAGATAACGCTGCAATTATTTGATTTAACTTTGTACGAACAACAAGACCAGTACCATTATCAACTGTAAAGCCACTTCCCCCAGTATTATCAACTCTTGCCATTAGCTTTTACTGTTTTTTTTAGTATATCCTAAATTTTACCCTTTACCAAAACCAATAGCAGTAAAGTTAAAGTTTCTATCAACAGAACTTCCAGAACTATTTTTGAAGTGAACAGTAAAACCTGTTGAAGCAATACTTGTTAATTCAAAGAAATCACCTGATGCCATGTTAAATGCTGTAATTCCTATTGCTGGCGGGTTAGAGTTTGCACCTAGTAAAGCACTTGTGCCTGTGAAGAATGGGCTATTAAAAGTAACTGCCTTTGCCCCTGCTCCAGATGCAATAGTTGTTGTGCTTTGTTCTGTTCTTCTTTGTAATTCAGCAAAATATCCAAGTTGACTAACTCTTATATCTTGGTTTGTATCTTGTGTTGATAACACACATTTAAACTTAAATGCTCTACCTTTGAATGTTCCATTCGCAAACTTTTGAAAACCTGAGTAACTACTGGCATCTTGAGAAGTCTGAACAAAAACTTCTGCATTAGTATCAACACTGGAAGCACCATCAAAATCTTGTCTTGCATCAAAATCTGATATTGAATCAATTAAATCAGAAGAATATACAGACCCAGTTTGAATTAATTTTCTTAAATCAAGACTATAAACAGCACCCAAATCTAAAGTTTCATTAAATAAATATGTTCCAGTTGTAGATACTCCACCTATATCATCAATAGAGGTTTCAGAATCAATATCTGTACTACTATCAAAATTTCCTGTACCAGCTAAACTTATTGCACCAGTTCCAGAATCAAAACCGATATTAGTTTTTGATCCTTGAAATTTAGGATCATCTAAATCTTCTCTTCTTGTTTGTACTAATAATTTTGGCTGTGCCTCTGGTAAATCTATGACAAGTGAAGTTTCTCCTGTACCGAATCTATCTCCATCATCTTGTGTTTTAAGAATATATTCTCCTTCTAATAAAGGAACAACTTTTTCTGTAGATGCTCCGCTTAATGCAAAAACAAGGTCTGTTGCATCTGAAAATGTACCAGTCCCATCTGTCTTTGGAGAATGCCTAACATGGATTCTTCCCCCTGCTCTAACATCTTGGTCTGCTACAGCATCCCATCTAAGCCTTATTTCTTTATCAGAAATAGGTTCATAAGTAAGATTTGTAATATCAGATGGCGGTGCGGTCTTACCAACAGCAGTAAATGTTAATTCTGCTGGCTGTCTTGATGGTTGCCCTAAACCATTAAAACTAAATACTCTTATTTCATAAATACCAGCATCACTATTAAATATTTCAGCATCACTTGATAATGTTTCTATCTTTTTAAAATCACCATTAGCAAATCTGTATTGAACTTCATATTTACTTGCTCCTGATTGTGTTTGCCAATCAAGAATAAGTTTTGATATTGCTTTATTGTTAATAGTTACAATTTTTTCACTAACTTGTAAACCTTCTACTGGATTTAAAACTGTTGTAAGGATTGTTATATTTCTTGTTGGCATTGTTGTGCCATCTTCAACAAAGGCATATTTGCCAGAATCATGTGACAAAGCTGTAATTGAGAAAGTTTTATCTTCATTTTCTTTGACACTTATTACACGCCAAGTTGTGGTTTGTAAATTTGAAGTCTCAAGAATATAAGGGGCGTGTTCATTTGGTGCGGTGCTAAATGCAGAAGAAACAGTAATAGTTGTTGAAGAGATAGCACTTATTGTTTTTTCTTCTAATGACCCGTCAGGTAAAATAATTGAAAGTGTTGGACTATCTCCTAAGCTTGGAATATCTGTGTTTGTAGAATCATCTAAAACAACAACTGTTGTACTGGTAACACTTTTAAGCAATCCTCCACGCCTTACACCAGCCTTAAGTCTGTCAGATATTTCTATTACATCACCACAGCGAACCAATACACCAGCAGCCGCAGTGGTAGAAAAAGAACAAGTTTCCCCAGAATTTTGTTCATTATATAAAAACCATCTGCCTAACCTTCTGGCTTGATTACGGCTTGTTGTAGCAAAAGCTTTTATATTTTTTGTGACAATTCCATATTTTGTCTGAGTGGAAGAATCAGCTTCAACAGTTTCAACATCAACCTCTTGAGTTGTCATATCAAAATAACTGACATTTATCACTGTGTGCCTAGTTTTTAAACTTGATCCAGCATATAAAAAACCAGCTTCAGTGACGTTTGCATTTGTAAAAATATAACTTGCTGTTTTTGGTGAATCTTGAGATATCGCTATACCACCAGCAGAATAAAAAGGCATTACTCTCATTACAGAACAAAGTGAATTTATCAATGAATATGCCTCTCGTTGCTGCGTGATGTTTACATTACAGCTAAATCTAGGTTCTGTTGACCCATCACCATTACCAGCATCTACTGATGCTCCACAATATTCACTTACTGTTTTAAAGGTAAATTTATCTAGATTTGCTTCTGCAATTCCACAGCCAGCCCTTGTTTCTGTAAGTAGGTCATATAAAATCCAAGCTGGGTCTGTTGTCCACTCTTTATCTGTTTTAAAAGTGCCGTTAAAAGTGCCAGCATAAGATATCGCACCAGTTTGCAAATCTACAGTTGCATTGTGCGGAATTTTTACCTTACGACCTCTTATCCTATAAACTCTTTTTGGTATTCTTGGAAACTGTTCAGCATTAAACCTAAGTGCAACATGAGCAGTATTTGCATATGCGTTCTGTTCAAAAATTATATTAGTGGCCTGTTGAAACTGAAAAGCATTTACTAATTTTGCATCTGTACTATCTGCTGTTACTCTTTCAACTCTTATTGCAACAGGAAAAGATGTTGTTGATTTAAGCTTGACAATATAATCCCTAAAATATGCGTTTGTTGATCTACCGCTTACTGTGTCATCAATTACTGTGGTTGTTGTACCATCATTCTCTATTGTTTTGATTAATAAATTAACTTCAACTCCATTTATGTCACCATCATCTTCAAACTTTTGCATTGAAGGAAATCTAAGTGTAACTCTGACAGCGTTAATATCACTTGAACTAACAGTGTGAGTAACAGGGCTTGAGGTTGTTACAGTTGTACCAATAACTGTTTCTGTTTCAATATTCGATATTCCTTCAATAAATGTCTGACTAGCTGTTCCAAGTCTGAAGTCAAAACCTACATCTTTGAAGTTGAAGTCACTATCTTGTGGTGCTGTATTGCTTGCAGCCTCCTGTAAAACTTGAGTACCATTTAGAAATATATCTTTTTTAAAAGCATTGAAATATGCAGTAGAAGTCTTATCTGTAATACCAGCCTTTGACGCTGTTGCTGATCCCTCTAGCTCTCCCTCCCCAAGCAACTCCACGATTGTGTTGAATTGTTTAGAAGATAATGCACCACTAGGAAGATCAGGGTTATTGAATACTGTATTCTGGTCGAACTCTTGTATAGCCATTAGTTGTTACCCTCCACCTGTACAGTATCAACACCGTTAGAAACCACAATACTTCCAACCAAGATTTCACCATATACTAAATTAACAGGAACACCAGCATTACTAATATTCGTTAGCCCTGTAAAAGAGTAGTTAGAAGCCAAAGCTGCTGGGTCTAAACTGTCTTGACCGCTTATTGGATTTACAGTGTTTTGTTGTGGTGCAAGCATACTTGTAACCCCATCTATCAGCATACTCGTACCTATCGCACCTAAAGCATTGACAATCAAACTTGAACCTATAAATTTTGGTGCAACAAATTTTAATGCTGCTCCGATAATAAAATTAAAAAAGTTTCCATGAACAATAGGAATAATTTTTATATCTTCTTGTGTATTGAAATTTAATAAATCTTCTGTAATAACTCTTGCTCCAACTTGGATTGTATATATCTGATTTGCCATATGTTTCTCAATACCTTTAAAATTACAAACCAGAAAACTTATCGCTTCTCTAGGTGTATTAAGATCAACTTCAAATTCAGCTTGACCTAAAAATTTTCTTAAAGTGCCGTAAACTTTTATTTTTTTAAGCATCTATTTCATCAGGTCTTATTACTGCTATTTTATCCGATTTCGGTGAAACAAGATAAAAAGTTAAATCTATTGATTTACAACTATATTTATCAGACTCAGAAAACTCTAAAATATCTTGTGGATGACTATGAACAATGCCAATTATTTCATCTACATCATCTTCAACATCTGCATAATCCAAAGGGTCTATTACAAAAGATTCTAATTTAGCCTCACTTGCAATATTTTTACAAGGATAATATTTTTCTTCTTTATTTTTCAATCCAACAATTCCACATGACTCTTCTGGATCACATTGCTGTGCGTGTTTTATTGCATCTTGTTTCCATAAATAATTCATTATTAATTTACAAATGTACCTACCCCTGCAAATTCATTTCTTGTGACTTGTCTAGCTGGTAGTTTTTTATTTGCTTGATCTAAAGCTCCTACAAGTTCAAACTGAACAATTTCTCTTGATTCACTTGTTTTTCTATCAATAAAAAATATTTCTTGCGGTAATTCATTTGATGATGGTGTGCCAAATGGATTGCTACTACTAGGAAAATTAGCAGCATCAAGTTCACTTGCAAGCGTTGTAATTCTTGTTATTTTTGCATCTGCCAAATCATTATGAGGTGTCGTTAAATTAACAATTATCATTAAATCGGTAACAGTAATAACTGACCCACTTCTGGTTATACCTCCTAGATTTGCAACAGTTAAGGTTGGTCTTGGAACTTGACCTCTTCCAGTAAACTCAGCACCTTCAAAGGTAATAGGAAATCTTTGATAAGAATTACCTTGCCAGATTATTTCTGCATTTGAGTTCATACTAGAGCCAGCATGAAATCTGAATGTAGTGGGAACACTAGATGGGTTTCCTGTGGCATAATGCAAACCTTCTACAAGTTCCATTACAAAAAGTTCTATTCTTGAACTGGGATTCAGTTTTTGCAGTTCAGAAACTGGTATTGCCATTATGGTTCCGCTACTTCTTCAAATGTTAAATTCATAGTAACTCTATTATCCAAAATCGCTGTTCTGGATCTTCTGGTGCAAACAAATTTCAAGGCTGAAGAATGATGTGGCGGTGTAAAATCAAAATTTGCCTGATCATCAAATCTTGCATCTAAAAAAGTATCAATAGTTGTTGCGTCTGTGGTGGAAACATTAAAAGTCAAATTTAAAGTAATTAATCTTTTGTTTGCTGGCAAACCAGAAATAAAACGCTGTTGATAGCCGTCACCTAGTTTTACAACAATATTTTCTTGATTTACAGTTTCTTGTGTCGAATATTGTGGAGTGATACTTGGAAAAGTTGCCATTATGCTAATAAACCTCCAGCACGTTTTTGTTTAATTAGTTCAGTTTGGATAGCAACTGCAATCTGCTGACCTAACTCGTTACCTCCAGCAGATGAGCCACTAACAGCCGATCCTGAGGCATCTACACTAACCGAAATATTATTTACTACAGAATCACCACCTCCACCAATTTGACTATTTGGAATTATATTGCCACCTTTAGAACCCATCTGCAAAATCTCAGGCCCTCGCTCTCCTACAAGGAAAGCACCACCAGCATTAACTCTTCCTCCTCTTTCTTTTTTGCCAGAAAATATTTTACCTAAAAATCCACCAATTTTTCCTCCTATACCTGAGACCGCTTGTTGTATAGCAACCTCTATTAACTTACGTTTTAAATCATTAAGAACACTTACAGCAGCTTCAGCCAAAGTTTTTGTACCTTCTACAGCGTCTGCAAGGTTTGAAACAATTCCTTTTTCTATATCCTCTCCTATTTTCATAAACTTGTCTTTTAATTTATCAGCCTCTTCTTTAGCTTTTTTTTCAGCTTCAGTAATTTGATCAACGCTTTTTTTTATTTTTCCATTTGTATCAAGTATTTTGTTTTTTGCATCTATTTGTTTGTTATTTTCTTCTGTAATTTCTTTTTCTACACCACTAAATTCAATAACAGTATTTTTTAATTTTTCAGCTTTTTCTTGCGCACCTTTTAAAAAGTCTTTTCCAAAATTTTTTATACCACTAATATCAAAGTCTAATTTTATGTTTGCAAGTCCACCAAATAATCTTTTTAATATAGGATTGCCATTTATAGCATCAACAATACCTTGAACAACACCTTTAAAAGTATCTATAATTCCAATAAAAATGTTTTTTGTACCATCAGCAATACCTTTTAAAAATCCAAAAATTTTTTTATATATATTTGCATAAACACCACCTATAACTTTTCCAGCAAAAATAACTTTATCTGAAACTTCTGTAACTCTTTCTTTTATACCTATCCAACCCTGTTCAAGATTAAATAAAGTTTTTGTTGCATCTATTCCTATTGCCTTACCTATTTGTTTTCCTATCTCTCCAACAGCCGCAAAGATAGCTCTTACAGGAGCTAATACTAATTTAAAAGCTGCCGCCAAAGCTTCAACTGTAACAGCAGCAATTTTAAGAGATTCCCTTATAACTATCCCAATTTCTGAACCATCAGTCGTTAAGTTTGTAAATGCAGTCCCTAATCTTGTAAGTTGCCCTTTAATTGTATTTGAAGATGTAACAGACGCTTCAGCAGCTTTTCCTTGTGCGTTAGCTTGATTATCCAAATTTTTGTTAAAGCTTACAAGTTGATCATTTACTAAGGGTAATAAAGCTGTCCTTGCTTCAACAGATCCAAAGAACTGAGCCAGTGTTTCTTCACTAGCTCCACCTTTTGCAACAAGTTCTTCTAATACTCCTCCTAATCCTTTTGTACTTAATGCAGTAGCACTAAAATCAATTCCTAATTTTTCAGCCGCTTTTGATGCTTCACTGGTCGGCTTTTGTATCGCAGCAATAACTTGTCGTAGTCCAGCAAAGGTAGATTCAACAGGAACACCAGTTGCAGTGACAGTAGATATTGCCGCATTAAGTTCATCTATTCCCACACCAGCACCAGCCGCTATAGGTGCAAGTCGACCTATCTGTTGTGCATATTGATCAACAACGATTTTACCATCATTCTGTGTTTGTATAAATCCATCAACTAACTTAGACGCCTGATCTGAACTTAGACCATAAGCATTAAGAACAGAGGTTGTTGCATCAGCAACAGTCGCTAATTCAGAAAATCCACCAGTTGCGCCTAACTGTGATGCCTTTAATACATCTGTCAGTTCAGCAGTTTCACCAAAGCCAGCAGATGCTATATCGTAGGAAGCTGCTAATAAATCTAAAGATGAGGCTTGACCACTTAGTTCATTAGATAAAGTTGCAAGCTTTGGTTTTAAAGCGTCAGCATCTACTCCAAGAGTTTTAATTTTTGCACTTGCAAAGTCTTGTACACTTAAATTTCCAAAAACTTTTGTTAAAGCACCTACAGCAGCAGATATTCCAATTAAAGGTCCAAGTAAGGGTGCAGCCGCAGCCGTTAACGCACCAAAACCGCCAGCCGCAACTTTAGCTCCACCTCCTGTTGCGATTAACCCTGCTGGTAATACTTTTAAACTTCCAGTTGTCGCCTTTAGTTTTCCACTTGTACCGCTTATTGTCGTATTAAATTTTTTAGCTTGTCCATCAACATTCTTTAACGCTGTGACAGCTTGTGTGGCATTAACTCTTAGTTCTACATTAGAAACTGCCACGACTAAACAATAACTCCTTTAACTATACTTTGATTTGCGCTTGAGTGCATCTGCCTCTTTCTTTTCCCTATCATACTTTAATTCATAATAACCAGCAAAAAATATCAACTCCTCTTCAGTAAGCTGTGTTCTTAATTCACTTATTGTTTTACCTAATTCTGTTGCAAGGAAGAACTCAAAATTTAACCAGTTATCCCCCCTTAAGATTCCTTTGCGTTATCAATAGTTGCGTTTTGATTTACACCAAATAAAAACAATTCAATCTCATTCAATACGTTTTCTGGTAACTCATTATGTAAATTACCAAAATCTGCTGGGCTAAATGCTTTTGTACCATCTTCATTCTCTGCCAACTGACAAAGCATATGAGTAGAAACAATTAATGGATCATCACTGCCAGCCCTTTGCGTTGCTCTGGCTCTATCAGCCCTTGTAATGGCCTTGAAATATAAACTGACTACAGTTTTGCCGTCATCATCTTTAACGTCAAATTTTCGCCTTTTAGAGAGGTCAAATGATTCCTTTAAAAGGTCGAGAGTTCTTTTTTCTGCCATAAATTAAGTGCGAAGTATCTTAAATTTACTATATAGCTGAAGTAATTGCACCAGTTGTTATAAACGAAATGTTTATTAACTGTGTTTCTCCAAGTGTTGCCGCAGCTTCCATGCTAGTAATAATTCCAGAAAAACTTATTTTTTTTGCTGAAGTTGCACTATCAGGGAACAATTCAAATAATGCGTCACCAGCATCACCTGTTGTTAATACATCATCAATAAAAGCTTGATAATCTGAGTTTCCAGCAGGGTCATAAATAAGTTCTGCTGAACCTTCAGCACTTAGCAAACCTCCAATAAAGGTTTTTGCAGTATTACCTTGAACTGTAGTTTCTAGTGTGTCTTTAGAAATTGACAAAGACCATGATCTTGTTCCAGATATCTCGGCCTCAGTACCAGCCGCATTGTGGAACATAACTTTACCAACGTCACCTTTTACAGCAGCCATAACAAAAGAAAGAAATATTTATAAATATATTAACTCTTTTCAGTCTTTTTTACATCTTTTTCTAAATTTTGTTGACTCTCCATATACTTTCTACATTCTGGATCCCAATAATTTCCATCTCTTCTACCTTTGACTGCTTCGATAGCGTCAAGCATTTCTTCTGTGATTTCAAGTTTTGGCATGATCAAAGATCCTCGTAAATTGAAAATGTTATTCTTAATTGTGTTTGAAACTTACCTTCTGGACTTGAGTTAAGAATCTCAGGTCCAATAGGTGCATCAAAAATAACACTTGATACTGTAATTCTATTGTATAAGTCCCTAAGTCTTTTGCAAATTGTAAAGTTAGACCCTGCTCCAAGACCCTCCTCTGTAAATATATTTATCAAAACTAAACCACTTATCAAATTATCAGAATTACTTGCACCACCTTGAGTTAAATATGTGTTTGCACCAAAGCTAGTAATGCACTGAACAAAGGTATCTTCAGCAGTAGAGTCAAACGTCATGTTATTAAAAACAAGAGGAATGGCGGGGCTTGAAGCTAACTCTGTTGCTAATCTCGCCTCTATTGTAGATCTAACTGTATTTAAGTCTGTAGCAGCCATTATATTTTCCCTTTGATCTTATTGTATTCTCCTTCAGCCCAAGTTTGTAACTCTTTTGCAATAAGTTCTGGAAATCCAGCCTGTGTATTTTGCCTTGTTCTGTAAACATCACCCCAAGAGGGTGGTAAGTTTTCACCGAAACAAACTGGCTCTGCATAAGGTAAGTTGTTTGATACAGTACCGCTAAACTTTTTTATTTGGGTTTGCCATGCAAGTCTCAATGATCCCCCTACACCTTTTTCTTTTTCTCTAGGTTCAAAAACTGGTGTTGCTTTTTTTACTCTTGCTGTCCATTCTAAAGTAGTTGCTTGTACTAAAATTTCTACAGATTCCTCCATCACTTTAGGTATCTGCAAAATATGTATTTGTCTTGCCATATTTACCTCAAGATAAGATCGAAACTTACAGGAATATTATTTTGCTCATTCACATTTATTTGAATAATTTTAAATTCTACGCTGCTAATAACAACTCTATCTTTTGTTGTCGGTACAAAAGTCAGATCTCCAGCAGATATAGTTAACAATTTATCCTGAGATTCAATCAAATCATTGACTTGATTTCTTGTAACATTACTTAACGCACCTTTAATAGTTGTATCAGATGTAGATTCTGTTATAGCTCCAGTAGTGGTATTGTATGCCCCTGCTGTTACTTGTCTGATAGTTACATCACCACCAAGCTTTTTGAGTGAAGCGCTGGCAGCTTTTTTTAGTGCATTAGCAAGACTCATAATCTATAAGCTATTACTTGTCCACTAGCTAAAGTAATACTTGTTATAACTCCGCATACTTCAGAAGATGCTTTCATTGTTATGCCATTGATAGTTGCAGATCCATTTTCTGTAATATTCTCAGCTACAAAAGTTGCTTCTGCATCTGTTAAACAATGCACCTTACCAAATCTGCCTGTATGTGCAGCAGTATTTGTAATAATGATTGCTGCTGGATAGTCGTAGCCGTAGCCCATTGTTAAGACCTCTTGATTTGTAAGTTTGCTCTTCCACCTATTCTAATACCCATTAAGTAGTGGTCAACGATTGGTGGAATACGATCAACCCCGACTGCTCCATAGAATCTAGGAGTTACATTTATATTACCAATACTTACAGCAGCAAAATCTTCTAAACCGCTTAATTCTAATCCGTTCCTATTGTTGTTTAGATATACAGCCAAGATTACTTGTGCGTGTTTTACCCGATCTGGTATTTCAGTGTCAGTGTAATAGTCAGCAACTAATCTGTTTGGAAAGCTTAACCCATACAAGTTAGTGTATGTGTCAGGTTTTCTTACTCCTGACCTCGGCCATTCTAAAGCTTGAGTATCAGCTACTCTAGCTCCTAAAAACTTTTCTCTGTCAATCCTCTGGGCTGCTGTAAATAAAGCACGATTTTTATTATCAGTACTAGAGCCGTCCCAAGCTGCATTGTCATCACTGAGGATTAAACCTTCAATGAAAGAGTTTGCATCAGCAAGAGTTATATAGGTGTTGGCACTAGCCCCACCAACAGTTGCATCAAGGGTTATCGCCATTTACTTTTACCTTTTGAGGCTTGGATTTTGGTTTTGGCTTTGATGTGGAAACAGAAGCCGCCTTTTGAGCAGCTTCATTTTGTTCCCTCATTCGCTTAAAAGCAAATAGAGCCATTAGCTAGACGCACCTTTTAGTGCAACAAAGTTAATAACAATCGCTTCACTTAATGAACCACCAGATACGTTAGAGACTGTGATTTTGAAAGAACCAGCAGCAATACTGTTAGCACTTACGATATAAGCCCCTGCTGTTCCAGCAGATCCATGACAAGCAACTACAACATCAGTAGCAGCAATTTTTGTATTGGTAACTGTAAAAGATACCTCTGCTGCGTCTGCTAAAGCTGCTCCGTTCATAGTGATCTGACCTGACTCTGTACTTAGAGTTACGGCAGTTCCCTTGTTTGTGGCCTGAGTTACAGTCCCACCATCTGTTGGTCCAGCTAAAGATCCAGCAGTGATTTCAAATAATGATGGCATGATTAATCCTGATTAGATGCGACAGTAGCACGAACAATACCGATGTTCTTTGTCTCATAAACTTTCGACCAAGAGGCAACAGTCTCTAAAGTTGTACGAGTTGGGTTTACAGTTGATACTGCATACTTAAGACCTACTGGGTGGTAGATGTAATGAAGATCTACAGCCATTGCTTCTTCTAAAGCAAGAATGTCTCTATCAGTTTGAGTTCTGATTGGAGATTGTTCACCAGTTACAACTGCTCCTTGTGTAAAGAAGAAAGTTGAATACTCTGTTGAAGAACCACTGTTTGCAGTAGGTACATCGTCAGAAACAATCACGTTAAGACCCATAAAAGTGTTAACTGTATTTGGTCCATCAAATGCTCTAGTTGTACTACCAGAAGCTGCTGCTGTATCAGGAGCGCCAGTATTATCGTAGATTCTGTCTATAGCATTACGCTCAACAAGGTCATAAAAAACCTTCGAATGCATTGCAATAGCTGTAATCTTACCGCCTTGATCACCAAGTAAAGCTTGTGCTTTAGCAACGTGTCTAGGACTTAAAACTGTAGGAGTATCACCTGATTCTGAATCTATACAAAGATCAAACAAAGCTGAGCTACTATCATTTGCAGTCATAGAACCAAATGCACCAGTTAAGCAAGAATATAAATCCTTCTGTTTCTGGTTGTTTACATAAGCGGCCATCTTCTGAGCAATAGCAGCCATTGGATCAAGACTACCGCCAACAGCTAAAGAAGCTAAATCTCTAGAACTGAAAGCTCTACCTCTGTGAAGAACAGCAGCAATTTGATTATCTGCTGTAATCTTTGATGGTGTTAATGATGTTGAATCTGTTAAGACTTCAAAATCTCCACTCAAGTTTGCTTTATAAAAAGGTATTTTTACAAAGTCTCCGCCTCTTTCTGCGGATAGATTTAATTCGGCCAAAGGTTGTACTACACCACTCTGAAGGAAAGAATCTCTGTTAGTAGTTTCTTCGATCAAGTATGGTGTGAACACCTCAGGAATTATTAAATCACTGCGTAATGTCGCCATGAAAATTTAATAAATATGTTCACTTCGAGGCACAACCCCTGACGTAGCACAACCACGTTGCTTCTATATTAACCGCTAACTGCGTTTTTGAGCATATTATATTTATTTATATCTGTTCTAAATAATCTACTCTGCTCTGTAAGGTTGAATGAATCAGGTGCAAATGGGTTTTTGTCTCCAGCTATTACTGTTTCAGTCTGTACTTTTGTAGTAGTAGCTCCACCGCCTTGAGGTCTTGGGTTTTTTTGTACCCATTGAGGCATATTTGACATAGCCCAATCTTTCACAGGTGTTCTGTTATAGCCATCAACTACAACTACAGTTCCGTTTGGTTCTCTAGATAATTGATCCTTGCTAATGCGACTCAATACATATTGGGGATCGTGAACAACATCAGCAAGGGCTGTTACTGCTGGGGCTTCAACTTCTAACTGTCTTTGTTTAGCTTCTAGTTCTAGTATCTTTTTGTTTTTTGCTTCTTCTGCATCTCTGTATTGTTGAGCCTGTTTTGCTATCGCCTCATCATATCTGCCCTTTGCCTCTAGCTCTTCTTGTTCTTTCTTTTGTTTATATGCAATCAATGCGTCTACGTCAACATTAGGTGGTACTGCCTTTGCAGCTTCTTTAGCTTTTTTGTAATCATCTAATAATTCAGCTTTACTTTTCCTGAGTGATTCAACTTCTGCCATTAACGCTGCTGTATCAACAGGTGAATTTGGTTTGATTGGTTCGTCAGCCATAAATAAATTTTAACAATAATTAATATAAATAATAACCTACCAACGAGTTTTGTCAGCCCAGTATGCCGCACTTACTTTGCCTCTTGCAATATTTTTAGCATGACGAGCCTTAAATGATCGCCTTTTTGCCTTGTCTGCCTCTGACTCTCCCTTTCTTGGTGGCTTAGTACTTGCTCCCTGCATACCAAACCTTATAAGCTTTTCTCTTCCATTGATTTTGACAACAACAGCACCAGCTTTACCAGACTTATGACTTGGTGTTTTTATTGGTTTATTAAGACCTTCAAAAGTATGGCCACCTTTTTTTATGCTCATATCAAACTAAGCTCATTTGATTATATTCTCGACTTTTTGCTTGCGGTAAATCATTGTTTCTTCTTTTTATCTCATAGCAATATATGTGTTTAGGTGGCTTATTAATGTAAGTTGCTTGTCCTAACTGCAAAGCTTCTTTGATTTGATAGGTAAAAGGCTTTAATCTTTTTTGGTCATCAACTGATCTAATTGTTTTATCATGGTAGATTTTATTTTTATACAAAATTACTTTGCTTTTTGCTGTAAATCCTTCATGTGTAAAATTTGAAGCTTTATAAATTGTCCCTTGATGATTGAAATACGGGTCTGCGTAAGAAACAATAGTTTTGTAATTGCTATATTTTTTTAAAAATTTAATTGTTTTTGCAATAAAAAAACTCTCTGTGTTTTTCTTTGTTGCATCAATACAACATAACCTTTTAAGTTCAACTACTTCTGTTTCATCTGTTCCATACTTTTGCCATGTATTAGCCATAGACAAAGAGCCATAAATAATTGCACCTATTAAATACTCTTTATAGAAAAGTCCAAAAACATGAGAAATATTTAGCCCATTTATATTTTTTGAATAGTGCCATTTCTCAACAAAACTTTTTACTTGTTGAATTGTTACAGGTTTAACAACAAACTCATTTATATCAACTTTTTTAAGGTCAATATCTTTTTCTGTTAAATCAAATAAAGCTTTTTGCATACTATTTCCCCTTCCTCTTCATTGCCATATTGTGTGCTTCAGTAAATGAAACTCCTTCTCTCATCTTGCGTTTCATAAAATCCATATGAGTCTTGCTATGACCATGAGCCTTTTGATGTTTTGCAAGTGTATTCTTCTGTCTGGTAGTTAGCTTCACTTTTTCTTTGGAGGTGCTGCTCTTAATTCAGATCTTTTCTTTAATACTGCATTGCCAGTAGAGTCAGAAATTATCTTAACAATAGGGTCATCTTTACTTCCTACTCTTGTGACTTGTCCGCCACTAGCTGTTTTTATCTTGGCTCTAGTTCCAGCATTTGCGCTAACAACTTTACCAAAAGTACGTTTACCAGCGTAAACCCAACTGACTCTAGAACCTTTTTTCATTTTAAGTTTTTAGTTTTTTTCTTAGAAGTTTTTGGCTTTACTTCACAGTTTTCAGCCTTTGGTTTCGACTCATCATAAGTCTGAACTTTAAATGTATAACCCACTATTTTTTTCCTCCTTTCTTAACTTTCTTTTTTTTCTTAGGTGTGCCGTACATAGGAAAATAAGTAGCTGAATATATCTTACTTCCTTTTACGTTTTTTAGCAGTTGTTAAAGCTATTGCCTGTGCTTGCTTTAATGTTTTGCCTTCTTTCATCAACATACTAATGTTAGCAGAGATAATTTTTTGTGATTTACCTTTTTTTATTGGCATTATTCTCCAAAATATTTGTTTAGCAAAATAAAATCTTCGTCTGCCTTGCAGTCAATAAATAAACCTTCAACAATCTGTTCAAACTTTTTCCTATTGTCTCCTCTAGCCTTTTCCATAGATTCAAAGATACGCTTTGGTACTGTTCTGTTTTTAGGAAACTCTCTTGATAGTATTAGTGCTTCTGTTGGTGTCATGTGTTTTTAATTGCTTGATCTAATGTTTGTTCTACCCAGTTATACAGACGAGGAGCATTTTTTTGCAACCCTTCTGGGTTAAAAATATACTGAGTGAAAGATTCTGCAAATTGTTCCAAAGCATTTTTACGACTGTATTCAGTAGGGAATTTCATACCTTTTAGCTTCATAAACTGTCTTCCTAAATTACCTGCACCTGCTTGGTAATGAACTTGATGACCCATTTCATGCACTAATGTAGAGAACCAATCAATACTGGCATCCATAGGGTGTGAGTTTGACCATACCTCACTTACACCTTCCTTAATTCCTTGCCTGTATCTTTCGTAAGCTGTACCTTTAAATTTGCTAAATTTGAAGTTAGTTTCTAAAGTTTGAGCTGCACTCTTCTTTATTTTTTTTGCAGATGAGACAGTAATTTTTCTTGCACCATCTCTTAATCTTGTATGAACCATTCCAGAGTTCATAATCGTATATCCATTAGCACTGCCACTAGCATTACCAAATAAATTATTTACTACTCTTTTCTGGAAACCTGAATCTAGCATTTTGCCTTGTTTTAGCAAATTTATATTTCTTTCAAATAAATCTTTTTGAGAACCCATTCCCATATTGCCCCTACCATTCCAAATTACTTTCCAATCTTTGGTGTTAGAAGATAAATCTTTAGAATCTAGTTTATTAATGTATTGGAATCTTTTCACAACAGTTTCATTTGATTTTTCAAAAGCTTTTAAATTTTCTCCTGTCAAGAATCTCTGTCTTAAATCACTAAAATTCTTAGTTTTTTCGTATTTCATATTGAATTGATTAACAACATTACCTTTTTTCATAAATGTTCTCATCTTCTTGATATTTTTCTCTGTCAAACCGCCTAAACTTTCCATACTGTCTAAGCTGTCCTCTGTAAACTCTTGAATATTGCCAAATTTGTTTTTAGTAAGCCATGTATCGACACCTTCAGTTGAAAAAGCTGGTGATGTCTTAATCTTCGGTGATTTCGTCACAGGTGCGGCTACTTTTGTTGCTACTTTCTTAACAGCACTAGGCTTGCTATATAATTTTTCTAACTTATCGAGTGGTAGTTCTGTTCCGTCATTCCGTATCATCTTTCTTAACGCTGAATGCCCTGAACCTTCCTTTTTAGCTAATTTCTTAAAGGCATTAACTTTTCTGTCAGTACCTAGAGTCTTAATTTGTAGTTTTTTATCTTGTTGCAGTAACCAATCACCATATTGTGTTCCCTGTGGGACTCTACCAGTTGCACTAGGTCTGCTAACTACCTTTCCTACTGGCGGTTCTGTTAAACCTTCAAAACCTTGACGTTTACTCAAGCCTTCGTAATCAACAACAGGAACAGTTGTAGATCTGCAGTTGAAATGCTGTGGTGGTGTTGGACCTTTGTTGTACGTGAACTTTTGGCCGTCTAACCTTTGACAAATTGAACTTGTTTTACTATCTAGGGTTGCAACATATTCATATTTAGGTGCTACTTTACTATTTGCTGCATATACAGATTGTGAAGCTTGGTTCTGTACTTGATTAACAGAAGTTCTTACGATTGTTTTTATTTGATGTGTTGCTAATTTGGCTTGGCCGCCAGCTTTAAGAGTATCTTCGAAATTTAATTTTCCTACTAATTTTCTTGCTATTTGACTTGTTGATTCTCCACTAAAAACACCAGCCCTAATAGTTCTTGCTAATAATTCTTGGTTTCTTGCCGCTATACCTCTAAAAGCTTTTTGTACTGTATCTCCATTAGGCAATGTCATCATTGCACCTTGCCTTGCAGTTAGCTCAAACTTACCCGAACCAAACTTAATAAAATCATCTTCAGTGAATTGTTTACTGGTAAATATGTTGACCTTCGTGGGATCTGTCTTAACAAAAGAAGTTGCATACCTTTGGTTAACAGCTACTGAATTAATCGGGATATTGCCAGATTTAACAGCCTTTTGTAATTCACCCTCTATAAATCCTGTTTGAATTTTTGCTAAACCTTCTAACTCCTTTATCATCTGCTTGGTAGTATCTTTAGACCATCTATCCATACTTGCTTTCGATTGTGCAATTATTGATCTCAGTCTATTTCTTGTCTGTGGTGCTATAACTACACCCGCTGGGGCTGCTTTTTGTCTTATATCTAATTTAACTAGTTGCTCGGCAGCATCATAAATTACTTGAACATAGTTTTCTACAAATTTATTAGCAACAGCATTACTATATCTATTTAGGTCAATAGTTTCCCTAAAAAATACCTCTGGAATACTCATTTATCATTCTTCCCCCTCTTTCTCCTCCTCATCTTCTGGCTCTGGTTCCATCGGTGGATCAATTTCTGTTAGCCCTCCCTTCTGTGTACTTTCTATTTCCTCTTCTACGTCAAAGTCATCACCAAGAATTTCACCAGCAGATAATTGATTTAACAATGTTTCCTGACTAATAGTTCCAGCAGTAAACAATGTAAGTAAACTTGATATTTCCTGTGGTTCTAATCTTGCACTTACAAAATCTCTATTAACAAAACTACTGCCAGCATTAGGTTCATTCAAATATTCACTATGAAATTTAAGGCAGTTATCAATTAAATCTTGCATCTGCTGTGCTATCACCATCATTGTGCTGTCATTCTGTGATCTATCTATCCTTTTAGCCTCTGCTGTTTCTCCTACTAACTTTTGTCCAAGTACTGCGGCTAATGATAGTGTGTTTATTTGTTCTTTTAATTCATCTAGTAGTTTGAATTGTGCATCATAGCTATCGGCTGCTGGCGATACATATTCCATCCTTGACTCAGGTGGTAATGACAACGCTTCATTAGGGCCTGTTGTTATTTCGTCTGCATTTGGATAACCATAAACAACTAAATTAGGCACTGCACTTATGTGTAAAATATTAAAAAGATCACTCTGTATCTGGTAGTGCTTGAGATTTAGTTCTGCAATGTCATACAGCGGGCTGCGGCTTTCGTAGTAACCAACTCTATTTGAATAGGCAATAGCAAAAGGAATCTTATCCTTAAGACTCATTTCACCTTCATCAAATAACTTATAATCTCCTTTTTTTTCATCTTTTCTATGAATTTCGTACCTACCTCTTTCTAGTACCCTGATCTGTTTTATAATCTTGTCACCATATTTGCCATCAGGTTCAACAACTTGTTCTATTAGTCTTACCTGTGTAAGCTGTCTTGAGCCATCTATAATCTCAGACCTAAAACCTAATATATCTTTCGGTGTATAAGTTACCCAATATGGCCTTGTTTTATCGCCATCTTTCGGAGCATCTACTAATATTCCTACATGACCAAAGCTAATAGCTGCTCTTGCAGTTTGATAAAGCCAAACATTGAGATCATTACCCTCTAAATCTACATCGAATAGTTGCTCTCTTACTAAGTCAGATACGTCATCAAGTCTTACTGGCTTTCTTACCAGCATTCCTGATAACATTTTTTCTATACGCTGTAAATATGGTACTACTGTTGACCTACTAAGTCTTACGTCATAACTATCGTCTGTTTCTCTTGCTTCCTGTGGTAAATATTTTCTATGTTCGCTTCTAATTTTGTATGTACCTTCTTTTAAATCTATAATCAAATCCCAAAATTGAGACATTCTTTGATATGCCGCATTAGGACTAGCTACTGTTGTAGGAGCTACAGTTATCGGTTGATTGTAGATATTTAGTGAGCTATACACAGTTTTGCCTCAATAGTACCATGTTCTTAATATATTCTAATCCCTGTAGGTCTGCCCGCACGAGCAAATAATGGGTTAAACTCTCGCCATATTAAATACCCTACAGCGTCAGCCATATGGTCATAACCAGACTCTTTATCTGGCTCTCCTTTTTCTGTATATGACTGAAGTTCCATAGATTCAATTAGCTTTCTGCAACTGGCATGGATTTGAAAACGGCTTTCCCCTTTGCCGTTACATAGTAAAGCCTGTACGGCAGAGATCCTGTCTCTAACTGGCGGGTTTGAACGCGGGCTTTGATTGCTGAACCCATAGCTTTCAAGAATTTGAATGTCTGTTTGACTTGCATTAGTACTTCTGTTGCCTCCACTAGCATCTGGGTAAATGTAAATCTTGTTCATAGGGTATCTGGATTTGATCTCTTGAGCAATAGAGTCTGTATCGTGAGAGCCACTAATCTCATCAAATATTAACAATTTTTGATCTTGAACAATGCCTATTACAGCGTTCATGTTTCCAATGTTGAAATCTAAACCTATACGCAATGGGTCAAGTCCAATATCAGGTTTTGCAGTTATTACATTATTTTCTCTTTTGAACCTATCGTAAACTTGCCCTGTTGTGAGATTGACGAACTCTCCGTTGAGGTAGGCTTGCAACATACTAGGGTCATAGTTTGCTTGCATACGTTCAATAAAGTCATCTGGTAAATGTGGGTTATCTTGCGTTCTCATGCGTATTAGTTTTCTGTCGCCCCTTTCCTGAGCAGCTTCAGAACCAAAGGTATTCCACATCCATCTGAAACCCTCTGGTGTACTTGCTGCACAAAACTGTCTTACATTTCCAGATCTGAGCCTACCTAGTATCTTAGGAAAGGCTCTATCACAAACAGATGGCGCTACTGTATCGATTTCATCAGCTAACACAAAAGCCAGATTTAGACCAATTATCCTAGACCAGTTTTCAAAACTTCTACATAGTATTTTCGTATCACCTTTTGGAAGATGCAATACGTACTCAGGTAACGGACTAGCTCTAAACGTGTAAGGTATTTCGTAATATTCCAAGAACTGCTCAAAATCAGCTTGCCATATATCTCTAATTAATGGTCCAGTTGGCTCCATAACTGCACCAGTAAATCCTACATTAAGTGCTGCAAGTTTCACACAAACAGCACATAGCGCTCTAGTTTTCCCTGCACCATAACCAGCAGACAATCCCAGTATTTCAGTATTGCTATTATCAAAAAATTCTCTTTGAGGTTCATGGAGATCATTTCTTATTTTTTCTAAAAGTTCATCAACATCTAAAGAAATTGCGCTACTACCTCTTACATCTAGTACTGATCCTTCTCTAGATAAAATACTCATGTTGATACTTGGGCAATCTTAGCCATTGCATTTATACACCCTAAAGCAACGTGTAATTGACCAGTATTTCTAGCCTCTTTTTGTAGTGTAGAAAGCTGGCTTAACATATCCGCGGTAAACTGCCTTCTGTCGATGTCAAAATCTTTCTTGAGAACTATACGGGCATCTTGGATATATTGTTCTGTTTGTCTAAGCTTCACCCCCCACTCAGCCGCGGTATATTTTATGATTTCTGACCGCGTTACACCACGAGATAATAGGCCAGCAATTCTGTAAGTTCTATATTCTTTTTCTGATTGAGTCGCCTTTTTTTTTGCCACTATTTTTCTAGTTTGTTGAATGAGTCAAGAGCGTACCAAACGTGAGAGTTTCTATAGCCTCCCTGATGTGTTGGAATAATTGGTGTAACTCCATGCCTATTGCGCCAAGCTGGATATACCAATAATGAGTTATCAGTTTGGTCAAATGTAGCGTTATAGTCTGGTACGTGTAAGTTACCTCCCTTACTATTTCGTCTTTTAGTAATTATCATATTTATAGCACCTTTTACATTAGCGTGGTCTTGATGAACAGGAGCAGAGATATTGCAATTAGAGATAGTAGAACTAAAATTATTAGCAAATCGCCAGTTCTCAGGTATTCTTTGCCGTATTTTCATTAAGTGAGCATCAGCAACAGTAGGAATATATTTTTTAACTATTTCAAAAGATTTTATTCCAGCCGCATACATAGCTTTAACAAAAGTATTAGCACTTTTTACAGCATGAACAGAAGATCTACTAGCGTATGGCCTTCGCATATGTGGTTTAGGTGGACATGACCCGCAAATAGTTGAATATTGCAATACTTCAGCTTTTTTATTATGTAGACCGCTAGACCTTTTCATTTCAGACTTTGGTACACGCTTCGTATGAATTTCCCTATCAGCTATGTTCACAAGGTTCTGTAACTCATCTGGCAAAGTTTTTATAAACAAACCCACAGGAATACCATCTGGGTCTATAAGAATGCAATCTTCGTGAATATTCGGCTCATAACCGCCTACACTATCTCCAATTTTCAAAGGAGAAGTTACAGGCTTCAGGATTAGTTCAGGTAGTTTCATTTTTTAAAACAATAAACCATTATGCATGGCGGGAACCAGCTTTCGCCCCACATATTTACGTCTCTTTCTTCGTAGTGAATTGTTTTATATGGTGCTTCTACTTTATATCTTAGTTTTTGTTTTTCTAATACTTTCCAAATCCTAGGCAAACTTGGGTCGATATCGAAACTCCACTCATATACGAGTTTATTAAAATCGCTTTTTGTATGGGTAAGAATTGGTATCTCTGCACCTTCTATATCCATCTTGCAATTATCTGCTTTTACAGCTTGCTCGTCAAAGTTAAGACAAGGTACTTTAATAGCTTTATTACTCTTCTTTTTCATAATGGTATTGCGCCATACATTGCCATTTTGAGCTATAGATAGTGTTGTTTCTTTCCTAAAATCATGCACTAAGGCAGCTTGTTTGACCTTTATAGCATTTTGAAAGCCATTTAATTTAGCATTTTTTTCAATTAATTCGCAGTTAAAAGGGTCAGGCTCATAAGTAATTACAGATGCACCTTTAGAAGCTGCAAGTAAAGAGAAAGCACCAACATTACCGCCACAATCTAGCCAGCTTTCATTATTGAGAACTTCCATACCTTTTTTTAGGTACGATTGGTTCGATAAGACCTCTATGAAAGTTTTAATATCGGAATAGCCTTCTCTATAGAAGAACTCAATCCCTCCTATTGAAGTTTTAGTTAACTTCATTAGCTTAATGCTTTTAATGCATTTACTAATTCCTGACCCACATAAACTCCTTTTTTTCTAGCTTCTGCCACTACTTCTTTAGCCTCTTCATAATCTTCTGGTCTAAACTCTATTTGGATTGCTTTCATTACATCATTAGCAAGTCCGTCTGTAGGGTCGTCAAAATCATCTAAAGAACCATAATCAGGTTCGTCTGCAAAAGTTGGTACATCATCACCCCAGCCGAGAACAGATAGGTCAAAACCATTTTCTGTAAGTTTCTCTAATTCAATTTTTAATAAGTCATCGTCCCAGCTAGAATTTAGTGCTAATTGATTATCAGCAATAATGTAAGCTTTGCGCTGATCTTCTGAAAGATGAGAAAGAGTTATTGTAGGAACTTCATCTAACCCTAATTTTTTTGCAGCAGCAATACGACCATGTCCAGCTATTACATTACCTGTGTCATCAACTAGCACAGGATTAGTAAAACCAAATTCTTTTAGAGAATTAACTAATCTTTCTATTTGGATTTCGCTATGTACTCTTGGATTACCTTTGTATAGTGTTAGATCTATAATCCTTGATTGATTTATATGTTCTGGTGCTACTACAGGATAATTTGGAGTTTGAGTCATAAAGCGAGAGGTAACTGACCTGAGTGTAGCTCTTTTTTGCGCTGATAGTATTCTTGAGGTCTTGGCTGTAGCCATAGCCGCTTACCATTAACGATTCTGTAATGACATTTCTGTAATGGGTCGTAGGCTAAAAAGTCTCTAGAGGTTCGGTAAGATAGTCCTTGCATTTTTTAATTGATCTTTTACTTGTTGGATTTCTAAGGGTAATTCTTGTTTTTTATTTTTTAAGTTATTTTGAATAAGTCGACTCATTAGTGTAGCAGTATCATTCCAACTCTTTTTTCGTTTATTATGTAGCTCTCTAATTATATTTTTATCAACATCAATTCCTACACTATTTCTTATTTTTCCTTCACCATCTCTAAAACCATGTGCAACTAATTTTGCGTCATCATTATATTTAGGGTAGACGGCTTCACAATAACAAACAATAGCTAGATCAGCACCAGCACAGCGCTTTCCAGTATCTGTCACATCATAGTCTGGTAGGTAATCGTTAATCAAACCATCTGAATTATTAACAATACCAGTATCATTACAGGCATAACAGTTGTGAAAAGGTGGCCTGAAGGTAACATCACGATCTATTGCAGATCTTTTATAGGGTTTCATAGGGTTTAAAAGGGTTGATTACTTGCTTTATTTGCAAGCATAGGATTCAATTTTGACTGAGATTTACGTTTGCGCAACTCTAAAAACTGCTCATATTGTCCATTTTTAATCCAACGGAAACAGTCGGGGAACATAGGACACCATTCAGCGTTTCTAATTTTCTTAATTCTTGCTTCAATATCTGCCTTTAAACAATCAGGTAATTTATCTCTAGTTTGCTTATCAAGTTTTTGCCATTCAGTAAAAGCTGGTTTCTTTGACTGGCTAATACTTTTTTCAGCATTCATTTCTGAATAAAGCTTCCAAAAAATTTCAAAATCTTTTGTATATGTTTTCTTTTTAGTTTTTTGTTTTAGTTTAACTTGTTTTACTTCGGGTTCATGAGATACACCACCCCTAGTTTGTGTGGTACACCACCCTAGTTCATCAGGTGTACTAGTTGCTGAGACAGACTGCGGTTCATTACTGGAAAGTTGAGGGCTAGGAACTTTGCATTCATGCCAAACTGTAACTCGATATGCGTTAGTCTTTTGGCCATGCTCATCGGTTCTGCTAACTTTTTGCAGCCAGCCTAATGAACAAAGTTGTTCAACAGTATGAATAACCTTAGTTCTGCACATACCAGCATCATTTGCGATTGTGCTATAACTAGGCCATATATTCGGATAGTAGCTTTGCAATACCCACAATACTGCCAGTTGATGTGGGTTAATTCTTCCTTTTAAGGCAGTCGGCAAAGATACGAAAGGAGTATTTTCTGGAATAAAACTCATTTTTTATGAAATATGTAATTACTGTTGAAGGAATTGACGCTGCTCCACAAGGAAGTAAATCATATATCGGCAAAAATAAACTGGGCAGAGGTATGATGATTGAATCGTGTAAGAGGGTAAAGCCATTTAGGAATGCAGTTAGGGGTGAAGCAAAAAAAGTAGTTAGTAAAATAATTAAAGAACCAGTACACATAGAAGTAGAGTTTTGGTTCAAGAGGCCTAAATCTCATTTCGATTCAAAGGGCAAAGTATTACCATCGGAACCTAAATATCCAACGAAAATGAATATAGGAGATATTGACAAATTATGTCGCAGCACTTTAGATGCTTTAACATTATCTGCGATTGCTGACGATTCGCAAGTGGTAAGTTTGCAAGCCCGAAAATATTATTGCGACAAAAATTATAAAACAGAGCCACACACTATGATTACAATTCAAACAATTTGTGATGAGTCGGGGGATAAGTAAACTATTTAACTCTCGCATAAGAAAATAGTCTCCCTGTCTTTTGTAGCGCTTTGCAAACTACAATGTTGTTAGGACTTTCAGACTCGCTTCGCATCAAGTCATCAGGCTCCCCGACTAAAGTTTATTTAGTTCTACTTCCAAAGAGTAGCAAACGCGGGCAATCAATCCACTATCTAAAAATTCTTTTTCTTTCATACCTTTAACGCTTGGGTTCTTCTTAAGAAAATCTCGCAGAGCTACTCCATCTTCCGCTCTGAGATACATAAAAATGTTCATGTAGGTGTTTGGATAGCGAGAGAATGTAAGTTCTTACAAGCCGATCATACAACTAAATCAGCGGATCATCGTATTCAGGGATATTCAAATTATAAATTTTATCTTTCAAGGAAGTTAAGTCTACATAGAGAGAAGTGATTGCAATTAAAGCCGCCTCCACTTCTTCCATAGTTCTTTTATCGAGCAGATATTTTTTCCACTTTTCAAGCTCTCTGTAGCAGAACTCTACTTTAGCTTCATAAGCTAGTGTTTGTTCAGCTTTCATTTAGATTGTTTTGAAATTTGTCATTAGCATCTTCATAGACATCTTCAATATTGCGCCCTTCAACTTTGACATCAACATCTAAGCCAAACTTTTTAGCACATACTGTAAGATTTCTGAAAAGTACAATAAAAGCAATAGGAACAGCATTAGTAAAACCCCATTCATAGCCATCTTTTCTAGAACAGTTTTGTACTAATTGAATTTGTTTATCAAGCTGTTTAATTCTTGGACCAAACATTCTGATAAATCTATCAGCTTTTTCCTGTGAAATAATTTGTGATTTTGTCATTAGAAAGGTTGCCCCCAGTTTTCGTTTTGGTTAAGAGTAATTGCGCCTTCTTTGCAAAGTGCGTCTGTCCAGTTATTCCAAGCCTCTCTTGCTGCGATAGCATCGCCTCTTTTTATGAAAGGTTTGATATAGTATCTGAAATCTTGAAGTGCTTGTGCTTTTGTCATTGTTTTAAGTAAATAAATTTGTAAAAGTAAAAGGAGTCTATGAAAGACTCCCTGTATATCGTTCAGCTTTTCCAAACTACATATTTGAAATCATCTCTTGTGTTGCACTCAAGGCCAAATACTTCTCTGACTGCTGGCTCATTGTTTAAAAACTTTTGAACTCTTTCCTTGTATGTTTTAACCTCTGTAAGCTCTCTGTTTACCCAAGTGTTGTGATGCTCAAGATCAAACTCTCTACCTTTGTTGTAGTAATGATTGAAGAACTCATCTTCAGCTTTTTTGATACCAGCTTCAGTAAGCATTTTTTCGTGCTTCTTGATTTCTCTAGTAGCCCATCTGTCGATCTGGTCAGGTAAAACTCTGAATCTTTCCCATTTAGTCTCATTTTTAGCAACAGCTTCAGCTTTCTTAGCATCTGCTTTAGCTTGCTTTTCTAGCTCAGTAAGTCTTTGAAGAACTGTTTTACCTTCTTGTCTAGCACCGCGTCTGTCACTTCTGAACTGAACATACTGTGTTAAGTAGCCATTAGCTGAATTTGCTCCGTAGCGGTAGTTCCACATCATCTGAGTATGAATCTGGAAATCTTCATTGTCTTTTGTGTGGCCAGTAACATTACCAACGATAAGGTTTGCTTTACCAAGCTCTAAATTAGTGTCGTAAACAACATCGGTAACTGCAAGATGGCCGTTGATTCTGCTCTCTAAAAGACCTACGCTGTGATTTCTTTGTGCTTTAGCATTAGCTTTACAAGCTTCATAATTAACTGTGCAGCTAAGTGGTCTGTAGTAATCAGTGTAAGCCTCGTCCCACTCATGCTCTGGCTCAGTAAGAGCAAAAGTAACATTCATAAACTCAAGTCTTGGGGCATTGTGGTAACAAACTTTTCTTGTTTTTGTTTTGCCGTAGCCTACGATCTTTTCGTAAGTCTCGAACTTTTCGCCTCTAGCTTCTCTAGCTTTCCAGTCTCCGTTGTATTCTTTAGCACCTAGCTCAACAGCGCTAGTAAGTTTTTCATAGATTTCTTGCTCTAAGTGGTCAGCAAGTTTTGTATCGAGTTTGAAAGTAGTCATTTGCGAGAATTTGTAAAAGGGTGAGCGCTTCCGCCCATGAATTAATTATGACCCATTAATAGTAAAACCGCAACTATAAACATCAGTAGAACTAAGTAATATTTAATTATCGTAACTTTTAATCTAACAGGGTTTACATATGTGTATTGATGCGTCATAATGAGTGAGCGGTCAGTACCCGCTTTTTTATCTCGCCAATTTTATGGAACAGACAATCACATTTTCTCTCAATGATGAACAGCTTGAGAACTTTGAAAACATACTGCTAGAGGCTAAACACAGCCTTCCAGATGATGAAGAAGAGTTTCAAGATGCTCATGAAGATAGCCCTGCTGGGACTATTCGAGAGCTATTAGAACAGATGGCTAAACAGACAAACAGAGGTTATGCAACTTCTGACTACATGAACTGTGAGGTTTAGTGATGTCTAAGAATATTACTTTAACTACATATCCAGAGGGAACCATATTGAAGTCTTACGACACCTTTGTAGCAATCAAACCTACCGCTGCTGAATATATGGTTACTTCTCAGCATTACAGCAAAACTACTACCCGCCAGATTAATGAATTTTTCGGTGGTGCAGAAAAAGCTGCAAAGGTTAAGAAAGTTTCTCAGGAAACTATGGATGTAATAGCAAATTTTTTACAGGCTTACAACAAATGAGAAATTTATTATTAATGATTGCGGTGTCAGGTTTGTTCTATACGACCTTATCTGGCACTTTACACGACATGACTGTTGCAGATTGCAATGCTGGTGTTGAAGCAGCTTGCAAGGAGATTTCACAATGAAATTTGACAAAACTGGAGACAAGTTTGAAACACTTTTTCAAGGTTTCTATCTTTTATTTGGATGTCCTACAGTAAAAGACCGAGATGAAGTTAGCAGAATGATTTGCATAATGCTAATGGATTCTGAAATTACTAAAGAACACGCGCAGCAAGCGTGTGAAAGAGCAGTTACTGCTCACTTAAACGAAAAAAAATTGGAGGCAACTTTTAATGGCTGATTTTGATTATCAGAAAATGAATGACTATGTTACTGCTGATCCAGAAGTAGCAAAACTTCGGGAGAGAAGAATACACTCACGCAAAAAAATTGAGAGTTTAAAAAATTCTGCTCGTAGTCACATTTGTAAAATGCACGGCTTGTATTTAGCCAAAAATGCTGTGATTGATAAATTTCAATATGAACCTGCTGGTAGTGAAGCTGACGAGATACTTGAAAATATTACAGGCCAATGTTCAGAGTGCTGGGAAGGTGAGTGGCAAGCAGCAGAAGAAGTTGTATTCGACGGGCAACTAAGTTGTGCTGTTGCAATAGGAAACTTAGCAAAACAGATTTATAAGTTAATCGAAGACATTAATCTTATGACTGGCTGTATAGAAACATTAGAAGATGAACTCAGAAAACAATTCAGAACACAATTTTTTAAAGATCAAAAAGCTATTAAGGAGGTAGAACAATGAACCAGTTAGATTTCACAAGCCCAAAACTTCAGCAATGGTTAAAGTCGTGTCCATTTAAAGTAAGAAATATAGAACAAATGGTTTATAGTACGAAACCTGTACAAAAAAAAGAAGTTTCACTAATCGTTGAAATTCCTATTGCAGAATGTGCATTAAATTTTCAATACTTTGGATTATCACTTAAGAAAAAAACCGAAATATTAGAAGAAAGATACGAATTATTAGATCAACAATACAAAAAATTAATTATTGCAGAAGTAAAAGAAAAAAATCCAGTTAAATTAATTCAATTAGAAGAAAGGTCTTCAGCAATTTATAAAGAAAGGAGAGCAATAATTAGACAGTTGAAGGCAATGATCGAGGCAGAGAAAACAGGTGTATAACGCTATCTGTTTAACTCTATTGGTCGTAGCAGCATACACTAATTTGTTGCTGACAATAAAAAAAACTGGCAGAGGAGACCCTTACAACTCCCATACCAGTTTTAACCCTATCAACCGCACCAGAAAGCGGTCAAATTAATTATAACCATGATTATTCACGAAATCGAGCCATTATCAGTCGACTTTGCAAGTTATCGGGCTGACCCTGCTTACAGCGCTAGTGATTTGAAAATAGTTACTAAGCAAAACTTAAAAGCATTGTGGCATTCAAAATTTAATGAACTTGCACCTCCAAAACTTCCGACTCCCGCTATGAAGTTTGGCACTTTGTTCCATACTATGTGTTTAGAAAACGACTCTTTTTACGGACAGTATAAAGTTGTAGAAGATAAGCGCACTAAAAAAGGCAAAGAACTAGCTCTCGAATATGAGGCAAAAGGCATAACAGTAATTACACCACAAGATGCTGCATTAGCTGACAATATGTTGTCATCAATAATGGCTAATGAAGTAGCTTATGAATTACTAGATAAAGGAAAATCAGAACAAAGTTTCTGGTGGTCACATAGTGCAACGAAATTAGACCTCAAATGTCGCTGTGACAAAATTAATGGCGATACAGTTGTAGATCTGAAAACTACAGGTGAGGGTGGGGCTTCCCCAGAAAGTTTTACAAGAACAATTACTAATTTTTCTTACCACCTTCAAGCCGCACATTACCTACAAGGTACTGGTGCAAAACGCTTCATTTTTGTAGCGATTGAAAAAGTGTTTCCTTACAACATAGGGATCTACGAATTAGATAACGAATTTATTGACACAGGTTATGAACTCCAAGAGCAAGCGCTTCTTAAAATATCTGAAGCTAATCAAACTGGAAAATGGCTCGGATATACCGACTCCGAACCAAACGGAATCCAGACTCTCGACAAACCCTATTGGCTTAACTCCAACCATGACTGAAACTTTATCACCTACTTTCCAAGTTGAGCAGATTACCCCTGATTTTGCTGAACATGTTTTGGAAACAAAAAACACAAAAAATAGATCTTTTAAACCAGCTAATTTAAAAAGATTGATTAGTTCTATCGACAATGGAGAGTGGACTATAACAAATCAGGGTATTGCCTTCGACAAAGAAGGTAATTTACTAGACGGACAGCACAGACTTTTAGCAATTATCAAAACTGGTAAAACATTACCAATTATGGTTGCTAGAAATATGAACCCTAAAATATTTAACTGTATTGATACAGGTTCAGCAAGAACTGCCGCTGACGGACTTTTCATAAAAGGTAGTGCCAAATCAAAACATTTGGCGGCTGGTATTAAAGTATATCTTTTGTACCATGCATACCCAAGAGGTACTTGGCGAAATGTAGTAGTTCCAACTCATGTTGAAATTCACGATGAGTATGAAAGACAAAAAGAACTTTGGGACAAAGTTATGGATCAAATGGCTATCTACCACAGAAAATTCCATTGTTTTAACTTAAGTGTTGGTGTACCTCTTTACAAATTAGTACTTGAAAAAAACTATTCTGTAAAAATTTTACATGAATTTTTCACTCAGTTTTCAGAGGGAACAAATCTAGAGATAGATAATCCAATATTGTCTTTTAGAAATCAGATGATGCAGAAAGGGTTTAGAGTTAGAGGTTCTTTTTATCAAAGATATCAGTTAAATGCTTTCATTAGATTATTTAATTTTTATGTTAATGGAGTTAAAAAAACTAGATTTATGGCACCACCATCTGACTTAGCAGATGTTTTAACAATCCAAAATCCAACACTAGACCAAAGGGAGGTAAGTATTTAATGAAAAAGCCTAATTTAAAAGGTACTATACAGCCACAAGATATTTACAAAAAAGGTAAATACAGTTATGTGTCTTGGGCTAGGACATCTGAGTATCTCAATGAACTAGCAACAGGTTGGGACTTTCATTTAGAAATGCCACCAACTTATGAAACAACTGGTGTAGTTTGGGCTGCACCTGATGGCACAGGTTATCTTATGGGCTATTTTACAGATCCAGAAGGTAGGAAAGGTGCTATCTATCCTTATTCAATTATGGATATGAGAAACAACCCTATGAAACTAGATAAAATTTCTGCAAGAGACATAACCGACTCTCATAGACGCGGCTTTTGTTTTTGTGCAGCAAAAGAATTTAATCTAGGTAGTGAATTATGGACAGGTAATGAGATTGTAAAAGCCTCAGAACCAGTAACATCATCTAAACGTCAAGCAGCTATTGAGCCAAGAACAAATATAGCTGTATTAGCTCGTGATGCCATTGTTAAATCAACAGAAGAATCTCAGTTAGACAAACATACAGAAACTTTGAAAAATAGGTATTCTGAAGGGAAAATAACTGAAATCCAATATAATCAACTTATTGACCTTATCAACGCTAGGAGGAAAGCATTAACAGCATGAATCAAATCGAACAACAATTTTTAACATCTGACCAGTTAGCTGAAAGATATGGGTTAAGCCCTGCAACTATTGTTGATTGGCGAAGAAAAGATCGTGGACCCGAATACTACACACTTCCAAAATATGCAATTTCATCGGGTTCGGCTAAGGTTCGATACGAACTTAAAGAAGTCCTTGCTTGGGAACAAGCAAACAAAATTACACCTAAAAACCCTTTTTAATTATGGCTAGATTACAACCAGCATTTAACGCTAAATTCAGAATCGTTGATAATAACAGCGATAGAGACAACGCACCAGAAAGAAACATGATTATGGATTTCACTTGCGAAGAGGCAATGAAAGCAGCAACTTTTCTTGTCAAAAAATGTGAAGAGGCTGAAATGGAAGGAACTACAATAAGAATCTATACAGACAAGAAAGAGTTCACTGAACAGTCTGGATTCTCCCTTTGGGGCGGTATGTGGGGAAATAGTGGCAGACTTCAGCCTTTACCACCAAAAGACGCATCTCAGGGCAATGTAGAGTCTAAAGATGACTTCCCCTTCTAGCTTTCCTTACAATCCTTATGAGGGTCAAATATTTTACGACCCTGATACGGAAAGAACTTTTGAATGTCAGTTTCGAGATCCTTTAGACCGAATGATTAATAAGCACCTTGCACATTATGTCTGGTGCGATATTACAGAAGATGGAGAAAATTACACTTTTAATTCTTTGTCTGATCGTTAATTTGAGGCATTACAGTTACAGCAATTCAGTTGATCGCGGGTTGCACTGTATTAAATTTGTAAGTCTGTGGGCGTAGTCGGAACACGTTTCAAACACAGAGTAGATATGAGGTCTGGCAAATATGTATATAAGTCCTCAATTTTTCCCAAACAAAATATACTTTAGGCGCTTCATTAGAGGCGCTTTTTTTTTGGATTTTTCTCTTAAATTAAATATCTGTTCTTGCTGCTGGCATATTATTTCTAAAGCACTAGCTATGAAATTTGCTTGATTTGAATTAGTTTTTAGTAAATGTATTGTGTATGGTTTTAAATCTTCTATATTAGTCAATTCTTTTATGGCGGTAATAGATTTCTTAACCTCAAATTCTTGTTCAAGGCTCACACCAGTAGTCAAAACTTTCATAATATCTTTCATTTTACTGGAAAAAGTTTTTCTTCAATCATATTGACAATGGCATCATCAACGTCATTGTCTGATTTTGCAGCCAAATCTTTCAAAAGTGAAACAGCAGCTTTACGCAAAGATTCAGACTTGCCAAATTTAATAAACAGACCGATTAGAAATTTAGACATAATTTGTGTGTTTTCCCAAACATAGCACTGATTATTGAAGTTTGCCTTCTATCCTACTGACCGCCTGTGATAGTTTATTTAGTCTGGTATATATATCTATTATTGTTTTTTCTCTTCGGTTGCTCATGTTAGATAGCACCATGACAAAAGCTGTAGCTGCTGCTCCTATTAACGCTGCTTGTACCTCAGTCATTGCTTTAAGTTATAATTATGCCTAGTATGACTAATAAATCTCTGTTATGACAGAAAAAGTAAAAATTCTAGAACAAAAAACAGAAGCAATAGAAGATGAGAAACCTGATTATCAGGAGAAAATTACTTTCTTAATTTCTACTGTTGCTCAAGGATTTATTCTTGCATGGTGTTTAGTCGTCTTGTCTCTTGGATATATAAAGCTGCCTAACAAACTATTTGGAATTGATATACCAGACCAGCCCCGCGTGGATTCTACCTTTGCAGCTGGACTCTTAGGAAATATTTTAGCTGGAATGGGTGTTTCTGTTAACGCAGCACAGGGAGCAAAGAAGAAAAAGAAAGAAACAGAAAATGGTGCTAATGGTAACTCCAATGGTGGACAGCAAACTATAATAAT